GGTGAAACAGTAACAGGTGTACAAGAAGGTGGTGATGAACGTGAGGTTAGTGAACTTGGATATTGTAAGCTTGATATTCTTGGACTTAAAGCTGCATCTGTAATTAACGATACATTCAAACTTATTGAGAAAAAGTATGGTGAAAAAGATTTGGAACAACGAATCCTGAAATCTAATTTCGATGATAAAAAGGTATATGATGAGTTCGAAACAGGCAATTGTAAAGATATATTTCAATTTGGTTCAGACAATATGATAAATTTAATTAGAACAATTAAGCCTAAAAATATTGTAGATTTATCTTCTATTAACGCAATGTTTAGACCTGCTATAATCCAGGCCGGAGGAATTGACGAATATATCAAAAACCGCGAAAATCCGGAAGAGGCAAAATTTTTGCTGGACGAAAAATCTCCACTGCTATGGGATATTCTTGGTGAATCATTTGGTGTACCTATATTCCAAGAGCAGATTATGTTTATTCTACAAAAAATTGGTGGCTTTACACTTGCTGAAGCAGATGGTGGTAGAAAAATTCTTAAATTATTACATAAAGGTAATCAAGATAAAAAGGATAATTTTTACGACATGTTAAATAGATTCAAAAAAGGTGCAAAGGCAAATGGTATGAAGGATAGAGATATAGACGAATTACTTGATGTGTTAGGTAAGTATTCTGAATATTCATTTAACAAATCTCACTCTTTGGCATACGCAATGAATGCATACATATCAATGTGGCAAAAGGTACATTTTCCTTATGAATATTATACAGCACTTCTTAATCATTCAACAAATACAGAATTAAGTTGGTTTGTTAAGCAGATAAAAAAGAAAGGTATAAAATTTAATGAGTTTGTTTTAGGTCAAACTGGTAATACATTTGAAATTGACTATGAAAATAAATCAATAAAATTTGGTCTAAATCTTGTAAAAGGAGTGCCAGATAAGGATGCTGAAATAATAAATTCTGTTGTACAAGGTGATATAAATACTATTACTGAATTGGTTAATTTTATTATTGATAAAAAAATAACAAAACGTACTTACGAACCTTTATGTAGATTAGGTTATTTCAAAGATATATTTGCAAATTGTAGAATATTAGAAGATATTATTAACGCATGTAGAAATAAAAAGAAATCTCAAACAATTGATGGTATTGCTCAACAAATTTTAGACGACACTGTTGGTGAAAAGGATTGGGATAAGACACAAAAGTTTGAATGGGAAAAGAAATACTTTGATTTTTATTTTAACGAACACCCATTTACAAAATATACAGATTTTTTCTATGAAAATGCACCTGATATTATTACACAATTAACAAGTCCAAAACAAATACCAGATGATTTAGAAAAAGGTCAATTTCAATTATATGGAATTATCAATAAAATTATTATTAAAAAATCTAAAAAAACTGGACGTGAATTCTATAAGATTGCATTAGAAGATGACGTCAAACAATTATATATAACAATATTTAATACAAGAGATATTGCAGGTTTAAGTGAAGGTGAGTTTGTTTGTATTCCTTCGTCTAAAAATAAATTTGGTTTTACAAAATCAAAAAACTCTTCAATAAAAAAGCTGATATAATTTTCAAATATCGGAAAGTTTTGTTATATTTATATTATATAAAAAGGTTATAGAAATTATGAAAGAAGCATTAAGTTATGAGGTTGTAGATAATCTTCGAAAGGTTATGGGAACATTACCAGAAGAGCAGCCAGAATTAAAAACAGATTTTAAGCAATTACATAAAGAATGTGAGGTAACACTAGAAGACCACATGTGCAATCCGTATAAGTCTATGTTTGTGACAAGTACTAGTACATGGGGAGATAATGAATTTAAGCAAAAATGGCCAATGACTTCACCAGAAGGAAAACTAGAAGTTGTAAAGGCAGTATTAACTCATAACACTTTACCTCAAGCAAGAGAAATGGTACAGTTTATATTTCGTGTAAGAGGTGTACCAAGATGGTTATTTGATTATCATACTCAAGTTCCATTTACTAGTTTTATGAGTATTGGATGTAGAGATAATAACAAATCAGATGTTGATATTGTTACGTCAAACGAAATCAATGAAAAAGAAAGAAAAGTATTTTCACGATTAAAAAGTTTATATTCAAAAGCACTTGATACAGACCAGGCATCTTGGCAATCTGCTAGGTCTTTCTTACCTCAAAGTTATCAACATTCGTATCACTTTGGCCAAAATCTTTTATCACTTGTTTCGATGAGAGGTTTTAATGCATCAGGCACTTTTAGAAAAGACGACTTAAAAGAAGAATCATTACATCAACTTTATATACATGTTATTAATGCTATTTATACTAAATTCCCTTTGATAGGAGGTTATTTAGAAATGGTAATAAATCATGAAAAAAGAGATGAAATATTAGAAAATATAAGTAATCTAAAATTTGAAGATTTAAGTAATAAAGATAAAGAATTGTTTTATGCAGAATAATATAATAATAAAAAAAGGTATTGAATGTCTGGATGTAGAAATTATATCGTGGAATCCAGATTCTCAAATGATAAAATATAAGATAACAGGTACACCTGTATGTCAGTTTGACCAGCATTCACGAGCAAGAGTTGGTATTAAATTTATAGACTATAAGGTTAGTGATAAACCTAATTATATTGTATATACTCAAGTTTGGGATACAATGGAAAAGGACCCTGAATTCAAAAAAGAAGTATATGAATCATTGGTAGAGTTGGAAGAAATAAGAAATAATAAAAAAGACTCAGAACCTCTTGCAGGATATAATCTTATGTCAAGAGAATGTAGTTATATAGTAGAACAGAATATAGGTTCACTACGAGGTCAGATGATGAGAAGATTAAAGTTTTGTGAAGAAGAATTTATCGTAGGTTTACACTGGTTACTTAGACACAAAATGATAGAATACGGAATAGAAGTTGCAAATTCATTTGCTCCAGGCTGTGATTTAATTAAAAAATGCGATTATGCAGCTGCTGACTATTTATCAAATGCATTTGGTTGTTTATTTGCTGGATGTGGTAGATGGAAATCTCATGCAGATTATGCTTCGTTCAATCAATCATGTACAACACCAGAGCTTATTAAAGAACAATTAGGAATTGACTGTACAAGGTCAGAATACGAATTAGAATTAAAGGAGAATAATTAATGTTTATACCTATATCAGATAAAATTGTTATCAAAAGATTAGAGGCAAATGGACAAACTGCAGGTGGAGTTATTATTCCTGATACTACTCAAGAAGGTACGTATCAAGGAGAGGTTTTAGCTGTTGGTCCTGGTAGAATTTTAGAAAACGGTCAAAGAAGTCCCATGCAATGTAAAGTAGGCGATACTGTAGTATATCCTAAAGTTGGACATACATTCGAAGCAGAAGGAGAAGAATATATTCTTGTAAGAGAAATAGACCTATTAACTATATTAGAATTGGAGAAGTAAAATATGGCAAAGAAATTAAATTTTGGAGCAGATGCAAGAAGTAAAATGTTAGAAGGTGTAGAAAAACTTTCTATGTCTGTATCAGCAACACTAGGACCTAAAGGAAGAAATGTTGTTTTTGAAAAACACGGAGAATACCACTCGACAAAAGATGGTGTTACTGTAGCAAAGCAAATAGAACTTGAAGATGAGGTTGAAAATTCAGGTGTACAAATAGTAAAGGATGTAGCAAGCCAAGTAAACGAAGAAGCTGGCGATGGAACTACTACAGCAACTGTATTGGCTCATGCAATATTAAAGGAGGGATATAAAAGAATTAGTAATGGCTCTCATAATATAGATTTGAAAAGAGGTATTGACAAAGCTGTAAAAGTTATAACTGAAAAATTAAAAGATTATTCTGTTGACGTAAATGGAAATGAAGAAATAATGCAAGTAGGTACAATTTCTGCAAACAACGATGAGCAAATTGGAGCAATAATTTCAAATGCTATGGAAGAGGTAGGTACAGATGGAGTAATTACAGTTGAAGATTCTAGTACTGCACAAGACGAATTGGAAATTGTTGAAGGTATGCAATTATCACAAGGCTATCTTTCTCCTTATTTTATAAATAATCAACAGGAAATGCAGGTACAATTAGAAAATCCTCTAATTCTTATTTATGAAGATAGATTAACTAGTCTTAAGAAATTAGTTAAATGCTTAGAATATTGCATTGCTCAGGATAAACCTTTATTTATTATTGCTGATGATATAGAAGGAGAAGCACTTGCAGGTATAATTGTTAATAACGCAAGAGGTACATTAAAATGTGCATGTATAAAAGCTCCAGGATATGGTGATAATAAATCTACAACAATGGAGGATATTGCAGCACTGACAGGTGCTAAGGTTGTATCGTCTAAAAAAGGAATGACTTTAGATAAATTTGACCCATCATGGTTTGGTACAACAAAGGTATTAACATGTGATAAAAGAAGTACAACTATCGTAGATGGTGGAGGTACTGCAGATGAAATTACAGCAAGAATCGAAGAAATAAAAGCATTGATAGATAATTCTGAATCTAATTATGATAAAGAACAAATGCAAGAAAGATTAGGTAAGCTAACAGGTGGTGTTGCGATAATGAGAATTGGTGCAGAATCTGAAATTGAATTAAAAGAAAAGAAG